TACACCACCAGCAGTGTAGTTTGTGCCCGTCACTTCACCAGTTGCAGAGTAAGCAGTGGTAGAAGCATTGATGGTTGCGCTGGTCAAGTACAGTGCGCCCTTGAACGTATCAGCAGTTGTAGCTGCACGAATAGGAGCTACACCAAAATTATGAGTTGCAGTCAGCAGTTCGCCCATGAACGAAGTGCACATGCTTTGGGTATTTGCCATGGTATTTCCTTAAAAAGAAGCTGTTTCACCACCCGCAAATGCAGGCATTTTTTTCAAAGTCACATGGACAGAACGATGCACAAGCTCGGCGTCTTTCCAATATTCTACCCAAGTGGTCAGTTCATTGTCATCTTCAAATAAACCATCTTTGCGCTCAAGCAAAGAGTCGTCCATGTCGCCGTAGGTCGTAGTAACAATAGCCATTATGCGATCCTTATGATTGAAGATGTACTGCCGTTTGCTGGGAATTGAACTGTGAATGTGCTGGAAGATATTTTGTCATTGCCAAAATCTAAGACACAGACTGCGGGGTTTCCACTACCGCTTTGATAGATCAATGCCCCACGGGCCGTGATTGAACCTGACCACACAGCATTTGCAAAGTTAATATAAGCGGTCGTCCCGCCATTAACGGTTGGCACTTGTGTGATCGTTAGGTTTTGCCCACCGGCACTGTAATTGCCCCCGGTTGTTTCGCCAGTTGCAGTGTAAGCCGTTGTCGTTGCATCGAGGGAAGCCGCGTTCGTATAAAGCGCAATCTTGAAGGTCCCGCTTGTAAAGTTGAACGTGCCATTCATCAAACCAGTTTTGAACACGTTGCATGTGTAGTTTCCTGTAAAGGCCAAGATATTCTCCTATCAGGTCACTGGCTGGCGATATTGACCAGAACGATAAGCATCTTGACGCTCCAAGCCATCTCCAAGACGTTTGGCCAACTGAAGGGCTTCGTTGTACTTCTTGTCGTACAAACCAATCATGTCGCCCTCACCCTTCATGAAGGTGTAAGCCTCTACCAAACAGCCATACAAAAGCACGGAATCAAAATTATCACCAAGCCAAGACGTGCCGCTGGGATTGGTCACTGTGGCAACTGGAACTGAAAAACCACCACCGCCGTTTAAACTGGCTGTTAGCACATCGCCAACAACATATTGGCTTCCGCCGACAGTCACGGTGACGGTTGTCACAACGCCTGCGGCAACCTTGATGGTTGCCATAGCTCCACTTCCAGAACCGCCGGTCAGTGGAACATCAAAGAATGTGCCGTTGCTGTACCCGCTTCCACCCGTAATGGTTCCCAATGTTGCAATAGGAGCTTGAACAATAGAGTCAGGGTAGTAGTAATAATGCAATTCTGCGTTGTAATTCTGATCGGGCGTTGGGCCCATGATGAATGACAACTCATTGGTAATTGTTCCGCTTGTCACTGTCGGGCCAAACAAAGCATAGTACTTTGGAAGTCCAGTTGATGTCGGATTTGGATAAGCCTCACGAATAAAGTTCACATCTTTGTTTAACAAAAATGTGTAATTACCTTGAGAGTCAATCACGGCCAATGAATAAACAGATAGAAAATCACTTGGGGACGTCAGGTAAGGGGTTGTGTTAGACACAACACCATTTACGTTCTTACGCAACGACGGGAATTGAATAACGTTGTAAATCTTCTGTTCAGCTTGCTCGATGATTCGATTAAGCTGATCAGCAAAGCTAACGGTTTGCCCGTCAGCAACGTACACATCCGGAAATTGATTTTCCGTATATGTCTGGATTGACGTTACCAATTCCGTGTAGTTCATGCCATCGGGCCTCTAGACTTAATGCCTTTGATGGCCGCGCCATGACCACGCATGGTGATGCCTTCAGTCTTAATGGGCTCATCGCCTGCGGATTTGCTCAGATGGCCAACGGAAATGTCCAAGCTATCAGCCTTGCTCATGTTAGGGCGGGCTTTTAACTCAGGAAAGGCTTCCTTTGACCGGCTGGCATATTCAGTAGCGGGGCCGTTGTCACGGTTAGCACCGCGATGAATTGATGGGCTGTTAACCTTTGTGGGTTTAATTTCGGCAACCATTATTTGCTCCCGCCTTTTTGGTTATGAGCACGGGCCAAGTTGCGACCAACAGAGCGCATATCTTTGCCAGTAGGTCCACCTTTTTTAAGCTTCAAGGTTGTGCCCTTGCCGCCTTTATGCTCTTGCATATCATGCTGTTTAAACGCCTTCTTGATCATGGCTTTGTCTTGAGCCATGTCTTTTTTCTCTTCTTTGCGTTCTTCAGCTTTAGATTCCATTTTTTCCATCTTTGCCATGATCAGCTCCTTATGTGGTCACCACAGTTACTGTGCCTAATTGCACGTTTAAAAGCAAGTTGTTTGGCGTCAAAGATGCATCAAAATAACTTGCGCCGCCAACAGGATTCCAGCCCCATTGGAAGATTCTACTTCCGCCTTCAAGAGTTCCATAACCAGAAGGACTTGTTCCACCCGTTTGGCTTGTCTGCAAGCCATTCGTTCCGGATGTGACATAACTCCTGTCGGGCCTTGGATTTCTTAAACCCTGTGGATCATCCACTGGATACATACCAAGTTGCAACTGCGGCTGATCAGGGTCCCAGCATTCTGGGCAGACCAACAATTCATAATTCTTGGTCTTGATCACCTCGCGGCGCAAAGCCTTGAGTTTAAACCGTTGATCGCAACGGTCGCACTGGGCAATTGCATATTTGCCTGATGCAAACCGATTACCCATTAATAAGTGCTCCCAATAAACTGCTGACGGGGCACAAACCTGATTGCGGCCTTTTCACGGTCCTCTTCAGAGGCCATCTGCCAAGCTTCGTCATACTGTTGTTTCAGGACGTCCAAACGTTGCATTCCAGATGGAACTTTCATTGCAATGTAGTAAGACAAACCAGCGGCCATAGCCGGGACAAACCTGAATGGAATGTCTTGGATGTTTACACCTCCGCCCGCGTCCTGAGTGCGACGCAGACGCCAGTACATAAACTGGTACTGCTGTGCATTGTCAGGAGTTGGCCAGACAGTGATGGCCGGTAACTGTTGCCAATAAACTGCGGTCCCAGATGTATGGGATGCGGCAGTTGTATTGTTTTGTCCTCTAAAGCAGTTGTACAACACATTGCCTGTGATGTATCCATACACAATTGTTTCGTTGTCAATTTGAACAAAGCCAGAAGCTGGCAGACCAACGGTCGAGTTCAAAGTGATTGTGTTGTCAGTTGAACTGATGCTTGATGACAAGGTCAAGCCTGTTGGGCTTAACTGTCCGTTGTATCTTTGAATCCAAACTTGGATTGGACGGGCCTGTTGAATCTTGTTTGGAATCGTGGCATACGTAGAAACACTAATGCGGGTGATTGTTAAATCAGCCTGAGTGCTTGCGACGTTAGCGCCTGTACGAATGACATGTTCCAGCAAATCTACAGTGTCAGTTGGCAATGCGTATGTGTTTTGGCCTTGAACCAAATTGATCGAGCCGGGCTCAATCGTCCACATGTTAATGCCACGGTTTGCCCAATCGGACAACATGATGTTTAAACTGCGTCTTGCTGTACGCAAGTCATAACCGCTACGCAGTTCACTTCCGGCGCGTTCAAACGCTTCCTCGACCAATTCTGAAAGATCAAGGTTGAATGAGGTTAAGCCGGAAGTAGTTGCCATGATTATTTCTTTGCAGTTTTTGCAGAGTCAATAAAAGCTTGGGCAGTAGGCGCACCTTTCTGACCGGGCTTTCGCATTTTCTCTTTTGATCCACTGGCGATACGTTTGCGTTTAGCGGCAATGTTGGCATAAAGGCCAACTTTTCCACCTTCAGCATATTCAGTGAAATCAGTATCGTCACGGCGGGCTTTACGAACACCGTGAGGCATTTTTGAAGGGTTCATATCACCCATACCGCGACTGGCCATCATAGATATTTACCTTTGGTGTGGCCTTTGACTGCAATGCCATCGGCACGTCTAGAAGCTGAAGAAACTTTACCGCCTTTAGCGTATTTGTTGCCTCTTGCAACTTCACGGGTAAGTTCAGACATTTCTTCTTCAGAACGTCTTTTTGGTGCCGTAACCATATCAACGCCCATGGCCAATGGAATTCCAAATCCACTTTGTAAAGCATGCCCTGCTCCACGTTCTTCAAGAGGAGTATCTGAAAGATTTGTAGCCAATTTATAAGCCATTGGAGACGTACGCCCTAACTCCATTTCATTAGCCATTTTTCGGGCTTTAGTGACCGGTGGTTTTTTACTGCTTTCGCTAGAACCCATTTTTCCAAATGTTGTATCTGGCTCTGGCATCGTTTGATCGTAAGCTTTAGAGGCTCTTTTGCGAGCCTTTTCTTCAGCCACATCTTCTGGAGTTTTGTATTCAATATCACCGGCCATGATGACTCCTTAACGGCGTTTTGTCATGCCACCACCACACATGGCTTCAACATGATCCATGTGGTGTTTGTGGTCTTCAGCATGTTTTTTGAAATGATGCTTGTGATGCTTGTGATCACCTGTTTCATGCTCAGAAATAAATTCGTCGTGACGAACCATATCGGGACCATACATTGGCTCTTGCTGTTCTTCAACTACATTACGTTTCATGATTTTTCCTTAACAGATTTTGCAACGGGTTTTGCCTTTGGATGCAATACCATCAGCACGCTTGGAGGCGCTAGACACTGTTGATGTCATTCCGCCTTTTGCCATCTTCTTGACTGCACCACCTTTGCGGTAGCCAACTGCGCCACCGGTAGTGTCAGCTTCAGAAAGAGTCTTACGACCCATACTGGAATTCTTTGGACCCATGGCCCATTCCAACGGGTTGGTTACAGCTTCGCGGCCTTTAGAAGAAACTTCTGCCGCCTTGGCTCCCTTTGCTGTACGGGTGGCTTTTTCTGCGGCCTGCATTTCAGCCATGCCTTTAG